ATCAGTTTTAATCTTATCTAAGGCCATAGTCGAAATTCTTTATTTGTTCTAGATATATTTATACAGAAAATCTATCATAGTTTAGTCCCAAGGTTCCTTGAGTGTATCCATGAAATTTGTGTTTGACTTGTCCATTGTGATAGACACAAACATCTTTTCCTTTGAGTTGATATTCTTCTGCGACACCAATTGCTTTACCTTGATTATTGTATACTTCGTGGTCCTCGGCTGTTTCAACAATCCAAGGTGAATCTGAATTTGTCATGTGGGAGACTCCTGTTGAGGTTAGTAACAAAAACGATAAAACTATTTAGTAGATTTGGAACTGTACCCATCCTTGTACCATCCATCTCCTTTCAGTTCAAAACTGGATAAACTTATGATTCTTTGAGCCTTGGAATCACATACAGGACATTGTATTTCTTTGGTATCAATGTCCTCAATACTCTCTTCTAAGTGAGTACAGACCTCACATTTATATTCGTATATGGGCATATTCCTCTGAAGTTGGTGGGGAGAGATGGAGTCGAACCATCACAGTCTTAGACGGCGGGTTTACAGCCCGTTGGGCTCACCTATGCTCAGCCTCCCCGAATACAAAAGAGGATGCAAATCCAATAGTCTAGGGCCAAATATTCACCCTTCCTTCAGACTACCTTCAATAAGCTGGTGACGAATCCAGCCGTGGTAGGTGTAGTTCAGTAGTCATCTGAACGCACTACACAACAACATCCTCTATTTTTTAAAAACCAATAATTCCTCATGGATTCTGACTGTCTTTCTATTGTTCCAGAGTTTCAATCTGGATGGAGCTGTACCCATAGGTTTCTTGACTATCACCTTATCGTACAAAGTCAAACCAGAATCCTCTCCACAACGAATCATGTCCGAAACAAAAGGAACCAACCGATTAATCAGTTTGCGACCTTCAGAATAATCTCTGAAATCTGCAACCACAAAACAACAATACGAATCTTCATGCATCAAGGATACACACTTTTCATACACTCGACTCATCTCTGTAAGAAATTCAGAATAACTTGATATGGTGCTCATATCATTACTCTGTTCTGAATAAGTTTCCAGATTCCAATATGGCGGGCAAGTGAATACCAAATCAAACTTCTGGTCTGATTCAAACTCTCTACAGTCCATATTCAATACACGAACATTACTCTGTTCAAACAAAGAATTAGTATCTAACTTACTCTCTATTTTTTCACATTCATCTTTTCTTACCTCACATCCAACGTAATTATAGTCCAATAGTTTAGCCATATAGGGACGAACTACGGAACAGAATGGGTCAAATATATTACCATTCTTAGGACAATAAGATGAGTATATCATCTTACAAAGTTTTGGATTGAAGTAACTTGTAGTTGCAGTATATGCTGTCTTTTCTCCAGCCCCACCAAAACTCTTTAGGGTATTCTCTCTAGTAGATTCTCCCTGTCTTTCCTTTAGATGTTTGAGAATAGGATTTGAATATTTAGCATCCTCACTTTCCCATATAGAATAAGGTATCATTCCATAGGTAGACATGAAATCTACACGTTCATATTTTTCACTCATTACGATATTGGTTGTCCGTCAACTTTCACATATTTTGAATCAGTCTCAATCCAGACACGGGCTCCACATGATAATGGTTTGTCTGGTGAGTATACAACTTTACTAGGGCCATCAATATCAACCTCATGACCATAGGTATTTGATTTATAAGTTTTACAGGTAATTACTGGATCACGCTTTCCATGCTTTTTGTTCGCACGAATAGTATGCATATTAATATGGATATGGGTTTTCATAATAAGACAGGGGGAGAATCCATCCCCCCCTTCTGTCAATAGGGGGATTTATTATTTCTTGTCGTAGATTCCCCAAAGAATCCACAATGCGGCCAAACCAACCAGGCCTTCAGATCCTAATTTGCCGACCAATGAAACAACTGATCCAACAACATCTACTGGCATGAAAGGAACAGCGGCACCGAAAATGATTTGAAGAACTACACCTAATGCGATAAGTGCAACTCCTAATTCGGTTAAACCTCTGATCCAACCTAAAGCTTTATCTAACATGATTACCTCCGTTAGTGGGTTAATTGTAGTTATATTTAGGAAAAAGTGTTCGGGGGATGGTAGGATTCTGGATTACCTACAAGTTCGGGGTGCTCACTCCAGTAGCATTTGTTCCCTCCCTGCCGTGTCCCACTCTGGATTGAGTGATGTGACTCCCTTACTGTTACCAGAAGGGTGGCCTCAGCTCCACCTGTGACACGCCGTTTTACATCAGTGGACGAAGATGTTATTCAACGCACATCCCTACAGTTAGGCCGTCACCTAACTGCAATTAAATTCTAACATATACTATAACACATTAATTATACAATGTCAAGTCTTTTTTTGGTACTTCTTTTAATGTTTCAACTGAAAGATCATAACCATCTTTCTGAAGTTCTTCATTAAGAAGATGTACCTGTTCTTGTGTTAATCTAAGTTTAAGTAATGAATGTTTAATACCGGCTTTGATTCCTTTACGATAGAATAAATTAGATACTACCATAACGACCAAAACCCATATAATCGTATCGTAAAACATAAAGAGTATTATATATTAAAAAATCTCAAATGTCAAGTCATTTCTTAACATATCCACCACCCCCTGCACCAACATTTCGTCCTTGATACTTATCGAGATTTGATGGAATTGACATCTTTTTCTTTTCCATTTCTTTTGCAATCCAAGCTTTTGATATCGGATTGTTCACCGCTTTTCTGACCGCTCTTGCAATAAGTTTAGAACTTATCTGCATGAGATCTTCTTGGTCATCATTATTATCCACAATAAAGAATTTATCTGGACCAAAATATTGTTGAAATCTTCCAAGGTTTGCCTGAACATCTTTCCAACCCTTTTCGGCTATTCTTGGTGGGACTTTCCTCGCACGTTTTTCATTTCGTGAGAGTGCAGTTTCTAGTGATGTGTTCACAAATACCATAGACACTTCATATCCAAGTTCTTTCAATTGATTTGCTTGTTTTGCAAGTTTTGCATAATCTTTTCCAGTACCATCAATGACAATACCTAATCGACCATCTAGTGCATGACCCTTACGAGCCGCAGTGACTTTCTTTGCACGTTTGCGTTCTATGTCTCTTGGTATTTGTTCTTCATCTGGCATTCTCATAGAAAGACCAGCTAACTTGAGATACCTCTCAAAAGGTTCATCGGAATTAATTATTGTGAGGCCCAAACCTCCAAGGGTTTTACCTACTACAAAGGATTTACCCGAGCCTGGACCCCCTGCAAGAAAGACAGCTTTAAATATATTTGGATCGTAAATCCCCTCTCGGAGTTGTAGAAATGTCTTCATTGATTACAGTATAATCTTGTTTATAATGATATTTATAATCATCATAAACTTCATCTGGGATAGTTGTGCGTGATTGATGTTGAAAAACTCGTTTCTGTTTTAATCTCGCTTTCATGAAGAGCTCCTATATGAAGGGTTGTTGATAGTGACATCACATTAACCTCATTACCAAGGCAAACTCGGCAACTTAAAACTGCCGGGTATCTTAAATTCAGGTAAACTAGGTCTAGGAAATGACAAATCGAAATTTGGAATTTTCCCAGCTGCCAGGGAAGATAAAGATAAACCTGTTCCGAATGCAGATAATAGATCCCCTGTAGGTTCTTCACCCCAAGGAGTAGCCTGTTCTACAAAAGCTTCTATTACCGAATCTTTCATGATCTTGCAATGCATAGTGTGAATACCTTCTCCTGTATTTACTTTGTGTCTCAAAGAAGTTATCAAGTATCTACCCGATAACATTGAATCCCTTGATTCTGGACCACCAGTTGTATTTTGTGGTTTATTAGATGGTATTACTAAATTAATAAGATTTCCCACTGATAAACCAGTATCTCCATACATGGCAACATCTAAAGTAAAATAATCAAGTTCTAATTCTCTGGATCTATTCTCCATCATCCATGCAGCTGCCATATTGTCAACATAATTATACTCAGGAGAACTAGAAGAACCTTCCATGTGTAAATACCCAGATGAACTAGGATGTAAATAATGTTTAGCGTCTGGAAATGCAACAATAGAATTACCATCCCTATCTACAGGAGTCATGGCCACCATTGGTCCAGAACTACCACTGTCTTGATTTGTATTATTGCGAATATCGTATGAATCTTCCATATAATTAAAAGTAAACCTATTCACTTGTTTATTAAAAACATCATGTACAGTCAATGTAGAATTAAACATTCCTGCACCAGTATTGGTAAGAGTATTATTTGAATCATCCACATGAAAACTCAAAAGTAATGACATCTGATCATCAATATTATTAGGGTCATCTGGAACTTGAGATTTAAAGGTTCTCTTATGTACTACTGCACTCTCACCAGCTACACCTAGTAAACTATCTAATGATCTAAACTGAAACCCATAAGGATCTTCATAAAACACAAAATAAGGTTCACCCTTCTCACTTATTGCGTGTTCCTTGAGATGATTAATAACCCTAAAAGGTCTTAAATTGGGTGCAATATATTTCCTACTATGCATGGTAGGATCTACAGTGACATTCTTTTTTGTTCCCAAATAAGTATCATTTTTCAATATATCTGCAACCATATTTCCTATGGTTCCATCAAATGATTGGGATATCTTGGTTCTAAGGTTCTTGTAAGCCTCATTAGTAGTAAACTGAAGCATATAAGTTTGGGCCCGATCTGTAGTAGGAAATCTATCTTGAATATTGTAAATCCAAGCAGAATATTCTGTCATGTCAATCATTCCAGTTGAACTAGGAGTTGACAATTCAAATAGAAGTCTTTCTTGACCCAGAAAAGGAAGTAATTCATAGATACCTCTTGCATCTTGAATTACCATATTTCCAGATATAAATGGAGTATTAATATCTTGGTAAATATTGACTTCTGATATTAAATGTTTTATATTGATTTGCATACCAGATGCACCAACTACTAAAGCCGTTCCGATTCGATAATCTCCTGCTTTTTGTAGTTGTTCTGGATTTGTGGAGTTAGCTGACATTATGAAATTAGTTGTTGAAACTCTTCTACAAACATACCTAGATAATTGTTTCTAAGTAAATCTATAGATCGTTTTGACTCATTTAAATTCCATTCATAGGTCCAATTAGTAACAGCATTCGCTCCAGATGTTCCTTCTGGAACTTCAATCATTTGAGTTGTATCACCAGAAGATTGTGATATTTCATAATGATGTACACTATCTTGTCCTGCGGCTAGACCATATTTTTGTTTTAGATATAACTGCATTTCTCTTGTAGTTTTTGGCCAATCATGAATTGGATGACTGATACCATTAAGTATCATAACTACCCAATGATAATATGGACTACCATGATGTTTATCTGCAACTATCTCAGGAGTTTCCCCTTCTTGTATATCATAGGGATCTAGAAGAATAAATTCTTTTTTCATGTTAGTACGAATTCTTACTCGTTTGAGTAAATTTGTAGCTAACTTTTGGTTCCCTATTCCATGAGGATCGTATAGAGTTGTAGGAAAATTTATAAAGTAGGACATTAATAACCTTCTGCCGCTTCTGCTTTTGTTATGAGTTTGGTTTCCATAAAATCTAATTTTAAATCAACTTCTACAGGTGGAGCTCCATTTTTTCCAGTAACAGGCCGGAAAGTTTGGTATTGTTGTGGAGTCCAATTAATGTCCATATTAACTAATACACAAGTTGCTACTTTATTAAACCATGTATTTTCATCTCCTCTAAACATATAGAATAAATCAAACTCAGATGGAGTAATCCAATATCTTCCAAACTCTGTATCGGAAGGTTTCTCAGGTAACATATGAAATTTGAACTTTCTAATGATGTTGTCAACTTCGGCCGATTCTTCTGCATTCTTAGGTGTGAATTTCCAGTTGTATGAAAATTTACGATGAGCTATACCTGTAAACATAACTTCCAAGTAATTATTCATTGCTTGGTTTTCCAATTTGTTTTTCATAGCCATTGGATTTCCCAACCCAGCAGCTCCTGCACTCTGAGCGACTTTATCTTTTAGAACTTCGGCACCAAGTTTAAATGCATCTTTGAGCCCTTGTCCACCACTACTTAATAGTGCATCAGAAACAGAAGTTTGAAATGCATCCATTCCTTTTGCGGATATGTTTGCAAATGTACTACCAATTTCTTCTTCTTTATATGCAGCTGCATAATTAGCAGTAAGTGCATTAGGCATATAGAGAACAATTGAATCAGTAGTTCTTTTTGTCCTAACAACTCGTAATAAAGTAGAAGTTGTCCCTTGCCAAGCTTTTCTTTCTATCGTTTTAGGTTCTCCACCAGGCGTCCATACATTAGAAGCTGCATCATAAGCTGATGCGTGTGTTTCGGCTGCGGCTTTTTCTGAAATACCCAAAGCTGCATTTGCAGCCATCTGAGCTGCATTTTTCATATTAGCACTTGCAGCTGCCATTCCACCAACAAACGATTTCATCTTCGATTGGGCGGCCTCATGTTTTGCTAATAAACCAGCATTACCTTTACGTTTTAACTTTTTTGGTGTAGTTACAGGAGCTGCATTAACTGGTTCATTAATATAAAACATCATATAATGTCCTTGGTCTGATCTACCTTGAATATCTAATGGATATTGTAATGTAGATTTAGACCATTTAGAACCTATCATCATGTGAGCGATAGGACTTCTACTTGCGCCCGCTCGTGTTCCAGTAACATTACTGGGTTTTACTTTGTTATCTGGTGCCAGTCCAAATCTACGCATAGACTGAGCAATAAAATTCATCATAAGTATTCCTATAAACTGTCTAAAAGTATTTATGTCATATAAGGGAAAGTTTCATCCGACCAATCGGACGAAATACAAAGGTGATGTGACTAGTATTGTTTATCGTTCTCTATGGGAACGTAAATTTATGGTGTATCTAGACACTAATCCAGACATTCTTGAGTGGGGCTCTGAGGAAATAGTCGTTCCATATATCTCTCCTATTGATGGTAAACGACATCGGTATTTCCCAGATTTCTATGTGAAAACTATAAATGGTGATCATTTCATAGTTGAAATCAAACCAAAATATCAAACCAAACCCCCAAGAAAATCCAAGTCGAAAAGTCGTTATTTACGAGAAGTAAAAGAATGGGGAAGGAATCAGGCGAAATGGGAAGCTGCAGAAAAGGTATGTAATAGACATGGTTGGAAGTTTGTAATCCTGACAGAAGATCACATCAATCCACATAAATATTTAAACTATGGCAGATAATGTAGCAACAGAGTTCTTATCCAATATGAAAGCCAGGGGCCGAAAGGCCATGGATTGGTTTAAGAAAATTGTTACTAAAACTCAACGTGCCGTGGTTCCTGCAAGAACAGGTAGAAAAGAAATATTAACAGATAGAAATATAGGAATAGATCAAAGACCACTTATTGGTAGAATGTATCTATTTCAATATGATGCAAAGTGGAAAGAAAAATTACCTTGGTGGGATATGTGGCCACTGATCTTTCCATTTGATTATGCGAAAGGTGGATTCTATGGAATCAATCTTCATTATTTACCACCGAATGATCGTGCAGATCTTATGATTCGTATGATCAAAGCTCATGGTACTCAAGGTAAATTGGATGAAAGATTCCGAATGAAATTAGATTATAATATTATAACAAAATTTAAACCAGCAATTCCTTGTATAAAACGATACTTATTTAATCACGTTCAGGGAAAAGGTTTCTATGGAATAAGTGGTGAAGATTGGAGTTATGCAGCTGCACTTCCACTACAGAGTTTCCAAAAATCAACAGCCAGAAGAGTCTGGCATCATAGTAAACAAATGTATTGAGGTTATATGGCAATATTCAGAGATGGAATAAAAATAGGTAAGTTTGACATCAGAGGAAGTCTTACCAAAAAACGGACAGACGGAATTCTACGACAAATAGGTATCAAAGAACAACCTAAAAAGGCAATGCGACCTTCTGGTGAAATTGATGCTATTCGTAGTATGGTAGGAAAATCTGAAGGGTTTATGATGCCCGTCAATTTCAAAGTTACCTTTAATGTTCCAGCTGGCATTCAACAACCATCATTAAATAATCCAGACGAAAAGGCAGATTCAAATTGGGATATTATACAAAGACCCCCTATGGCCAAAAAGAAAAAAAATCCATATTCTCCCGGCTCTCAATCGGGATCTACAGTAAAAGGTGGTTCTCTAGATTGGCAGTCACATATAATGCAAGGATCTACTGGAAAAGCTATGGCCGCCTATTTTAAAGATGAAGTTAATATAGTGCATGAAACAAAATATACTCCATTTAAAACGGAACAAAAAGGAAGTCTATTAGGTAGTGCAGCCAGTGCATTAGGATTTAGTGGACTTGGACCACCCATTGGAGATACACAAGAAGGTGGACCTGGCGGTGGTGGTATGAGGTCAGTACGAAAACTAGATTTATATTGTAGTAAAGTTACCATACCAGAAAAAACATTTAATGTAGGACTTTATCGTACATACGGAGCTCCATACCCATATCCCCAAAGTGTTCAATTTGGAACACTTACTACTACATTTTATTGTGATGGGGCCATGATCATCAAGAAATTCTTTGATAAATGGCAAAAATTAATATGGAACGATATGACAGGAAATTTTAACTACTATGATGAATATGTTTCTGAATTTGATATTTTTACTCGTTCTTCGGTAGTATTAAGACAACAACCCCCAAGAGCAAATCAAGCAAAAGCAGGAGCTAGATCATTTCCTGGCAATATATCCAGTATGATTAAAGAAGCAACAGCTGCATTTGATAAATTTACTGGTCAACCAGATCCCCCAAAAGATGGAAAACCAGCACCAAAAACAATATTTGCAGACACTTATGGGGTAAGAGTATTTCAATGTTGGCCACAAACAGTAGGGTCAATAGATTTAGCACATGATGCAACGGATCAAATAGGAACATTCGATGTGACATGGGCATATACCAAATGGAATCCATTCAAGATGGGTGACATTGGTAATCGTAGCACTGTATCTCTTTCAGTTGGAGAATTTAGAAATGAAAAAGATGGATTCCCTTTCTTGGAAGATTTACCACCAGAATTATCTGGTCCATTAACAGGTGCATTAGGTCAAGCAGTAACTACAGGACCACTTAGTAAGTTTTCGGGTCTGCTTGGTTAATTTAACATTTAACGTGAGTATATTATGGCATTACCACAAATTAATACGCCTAGATATAGGCTGAACATTCCCTCAACTGATGAGGAGATTGAATTTAGACCTTTCCTTGTAAAAGAGGAAAAAATATTAATGATTGCACAAGAAACAGGAGATGAAAAATCCCTGTATAATGCAATCAAAACTTTAATAAAGAATTGTGTTTATCAAGAGATAGATGCAGAGAGATTACCTCTGTTTGATGTAGAATATATCTTTCTACAGATCAGAGCTAAGTCTGTAGGTGAAGTAGCGACTTTACAAGTCACTTGTCCAGATGACGAAAAGACCAAAGTACAGGTTGAAGTAGATCTGTCTGAGGTTGTGGTTCAAATGGATGCAGATCATGATGCAAGAATACCAATAACAGATGATATCGGTATTTTGATGACTTACCCACAATTAGATACTGTACAAAGATTATCTAAGGGTAAAGGTGGAGAGATTGATACTATGTTCGATATGGTATGTGAATGTATGTATCAAATTTGGGAAGGTGATGAGATTCATGATTGTATGGATTATTCACAAAAGGATAAGAAAGCTTTCATTGATAGTCTATCTCATGATCAATTTTTGAAGGTTCAGAAATTCTTTGAAACCATGCCTACATTGAAACATGATGTAGTTATCAAAAACCCAAACACTGGTAAGGAATCTACAGTTACTTTACAGGGTATGAACTCTTTTTTCTAGTAGCCCTCTCGCACATGACTTTAGAGAATCATTTTGATTACACATTCGGAATGATTCAACATCATCATTGGAGTTTGTCTGAAGTCGAAAATATGATTCCGTGGGAGAGGGATATTTATTTGGAAAAATTGAATTCCTTTATTAAAGAAGAAAACGAGAGAAACAAAGAATCTCAAAGGAGATCTAGTCAAAATGGCTGAACAACCACTAGCAACCGAATCTACGTCAACTGGCCAGTTAGGTGAATTACAAAAAATTACTGCTATCCTTGCCGATTCTAAAGCAGGAGAAGAGGCTGGTCTTGAACATTCCAAAAAATTTAATTTTGAAAATAATGCATTATTACAAGATTTATTAGGAGTTTCTGGAAAATCAGCTGACGAATCAGAAGAAATATCCAAGAATACAAAACAAGCTAATACTCAAGCCGTCACTTTTACTAAAATTTTAGGTGATATGAAGGGTATTGCGGTCATGGCTTTAGATGATGCACGAAGAGCAGCGAAAGCTGCGTTACGAGATGCAAGTAAAATTGATCCTTCAAAATATATGAAGGCAATGGCAGATAAGACTAAAAAGTTTGCAGGAGATCTCTTAGGTCTTCTTATGAAAGGTGGTGTTCTTATAGGTCTTGCACTCTTATTGGAATGGTTAGCATCACAGGATTGGGAAGCATGGTGGAACGAATGGGGTCCAAAAATAAAAGAAAAATGGGAGGAATTTAAAACCACATTTACTAACTTTTATAATGATAATAAAGCAATCTTTGATTCTCTTGCAGCTTTAGGTGCATTAGCTATAGAATGGAAAGCTCTTGAATGGTTAGGAAAAACCACTTCACCAATAGTTAAATTAATGGCCGCTTTGGGTAAAATATTTGCAGTCGCCACAGGATCTATTGCATTACTCTTGGTAGAAGTAACTGCATGGGCAGGAAAAAAATTGTTTAATATAACCACTGGTACTCTTTCATTACTTTGGAATCAAATTAAGAAGATATTTGGTTTAGGTGGTTCTATAGTTAAATTAACTACAACAGTAACAGAATGGGTAGGAAAAGGATTATTTAATATTACTACTAGCACTCTTGCTTTACTTTGGAAAGAAATCACGAAAATATTTGGTGCAGGAAAAACAATAGCTCTATTAACTGCTAAAGTAACAGAATGGTTAGGAAAAGGATTATTCGGAGTTACTACTTCAACTCTTGTATTACTTTGGGATGAAATCAAAAAGTTATTTGGAACAGGAGGTAAAATTGCTACTTTTATAACTACTGTTACAGATTGGACTAAAACCACAATGTTTGGTGATACAGGACATCTAACACAAGTTTGGAAAGAAATCAAAAAGATATTTGGCCCTGCTGGAAAATTAAATGGTTTATTTACTGTAGTTTCCGAATGGGCCAGAAAACAATGGTTTGATGATGGTGGAGATATACGACAAGCATGGAAAAAAATTACTGATATATTTGGTCCAGATGGAAAACTTGGACTATTCAGAAAATGGATAGATGGTCTTGGTGATGTTATTATGTTTGATGATGCTGGAGATATGAGAAAGTCTTGGAAGTGGATAAAAGATATATTTGGTGCTGGTGGAAAAATAGCTCAAATGTATAAAGCTTTACCTACAGAAATAACATGGTTTGATGAGGCTGGAGATTTTAGAAAAATATGGACTTTTATAAAAGGAATCTTTGGTCCTAGTGGTAAAATAGCTGGTGCATTTTTGTTAGTGAAAGATGCAGAGGATTGGTGGAATGATAAACACGATCTTGTTAAATTAGGAAATTGGCTTAGAAATTTATTTGGTCCTACTGGTAAAATAGGTCAGGCCCTTATTGCAATGAAAAATATGGGATTTGGTTGGTTTGATGAAGGTGGAGAAATTAGAAAATTATTTACATGGTTTGGTTCTCTATTTGGAAAAGAAAGTGCTATTAGTAAATTTATAGGAACTCTTAGTGGATGGGTAAAAACATTTAGTGGATGGTTTGCTACTGGTGCAGATGCAGCTGGTAAAGGAATCAATGGTTTCTTTGATTTCTTTGGAGACATTATTGGTAAAGTTAAAGGATTTGTGACAGCTGTGGCTAATAATCCTATAATTCAAGGTATTAAAAAATTCTTTGCTGGTATAATTAAAGTTGGAGCTGCTGGTGCTTCATGGATTGGTAGATTCTTTGCACCTATTGGTTGGATCATGGCAATCTTTGAAGCTATCTCAGGATTTTGGGATGGATTTAAAGAGAAGAATGAAGATGATACGAGAACCTTTGGTGAGAAAATAATGGATGGAATGAAAGGCGCAATAAAATCTTTAGTTGATTTCTTTGTCATTGATCTGGCAATGATGATTCAAAACATTCTTAATTGGGCTGTTAAAAAAGTTAATAAATTTGTTCAACGACTAGGATTTGATGGTTTTAAAGAATTTACTTTTGCAGATGATTTACAAAGAGGAGCTCATGCATTAATAGATAAACTATTACCTGACTCATTGGGTGATGTGGATAAAGATGAAAAGGCAATGAAAGAGGGACAAGTTGCAGCTCGTAAGAATCTAGCTGGTCTTGGTTTAGGTGCTTTGAATAAAGATAAAGATGAGTTTATAATTGATGCAGAAAAACTCAAAAGTATGATGGGGGGTATGGATACAACAGCACTCGCCAAATTAGCAACCAAACTCAAAATGGTTGAAGATAGAAGAGGAATCTCTTCTAAAGAAGGTCAAGCTGATTGGGAACAGATATTAGCAACCAAACTTAAAACATTGGATAAAGAACAACAAGAAGCTTTTAAAGGAACAGCCGCAGTTGTAAGTGCCCCACAAAACTTTTATGGAGGCGGCGGAGGCGGAGTCGCCATGCGACTGTTCAGTAAAGATGAGAGCGCCGCAGTTCAAGCTACGAAGCAAGGATAACCCTAAGTTGTCGCCAACTTCTCAAAGTAATCCATCGTATCTGATGGAGTACTCTTGATAGGTTTCCCACCATCAAAAGGTGGTTTGGACTCATCGGATGGTCCAAAGGAATCCTCAACATCCTGAGCGATCTGCTCAGCAGTACGATTATCCCTTGTCTCACCAAGAACACGTTCCATCTTCTCCTTCAATTCCTCATAGGTCTTGAAGTTAGATGCTTCATGGAACTGTTTCAGACCATGAGAGCTGTTATATGCAGCTTCCATGACTGACTCATCCTCATGAAGTGGACCGGCGGTATCGAACTCCGACTTGTCGTAGTTCCAGAAACCATCGACTTTACGAATCTTCAACTTGAAGTTCGCACCCTTCCAAAGATCGAAAGGATTTACAGGAGTCTCATCCTCAAACTGAGGTTGCATGGCCTCCATGACCTTATCAAAGATCTTCTTACCAAACTTATAAAGGAAAACTTTCCCTTCATGTTCTGGATGTTTGGGATCTGACACCACAAAGATATTGGTGTAATATGACAATTTCCGTTTCTGTCTACGGGCAGTCTCTTTGTCTGCCTCAGAACCAGAATTCCAGAGACGGCGATTCACATCACCTACTGGATCATTCTTGTTGATGGTTGTGAGAGAATTCTCAATATACCATCCACCTGGCCCTTGGAATGAATGAGAAAACATCCTTACCCAAGGAATTTCCTCACCATCTGGTGCAGGCATAAATCGGATAACGGCGTAGCCATTACCAGACTTATCAAGTTCTGGTTTCCAGAACCTATCATCGTCAAATGATCGGGTTTCGGGGGAACTCTGTTTGTTATACTCATCAAGCAGAGAGTTAAGGTTGGACTGTTTTTTTAATGCGCTGAAAGACATAGTATTCTCCTATATGATTAGTTAGTATTAGCGTATTAACGTATTAAGACTATTTATTAGTCTCGAAAACCTTCACCTTTCAATAGGTGATGGAATCTATGAGTGAACACCACCCATAGTAATTTAATCAGTGAATCCTCGGCATAATTACCAACATCCCTGACTAAGAGTTTGTATCGTGTTTCCATAATGATTTCCAGCTATGAGGAAATAAGGTTTCACAATGTTCTGCAATTTTATCTGCAACTTCCTTAGACTCATACTGAGCATCGGGAGAGCATCTAAGATTACATACCCTTGCAAATGCATAGAGTGTACCAGACCAGTACCACTCTGTCATCATACTCTGAGGTAGTATCATCCTGGCTTGTTCTGGTGCAACTCCTGCGGCAATCATCTCTTTATAACCCATTAGAGCATGATATTCAACATTGAGTTGAACTGCACCTACACGTTCACCACGATTCACCCACTCAATAGTATCATCTGGATCTGAACCTTGTTTCTTATTCTCCGCACGTTTTCTCCATACATCGACTGTAAAAAACTCTGGTTCATTATCCACATACCTTCTACTAATCTCATTCCAGCAAAGTCCGATTTGATGCTTGACTAATTGTCTTGCAACAAATACTGGAGCTTTGATATGAAATTGAGCAGAACAGTGTCCAAAAGGTGACCAATGATTATGATCTGCAAGATACTTAATCAGTTTTACATCACCATCTGTGAACTCTGTTTTCTTCTTACCAAAGGAGACTCTGGCTGCATTAACTACAGTCAGATCATCTCCCATGTGGTCAATCAGAGAGACTTGGGATTCCGCCATTTTCTCTCCTTCCAATTTGTATTTCCTTGCATACCTTTACTTATTTTTTGTTTAGTTTCTTCCGAAATAGTTCTACCTTTAAGTGGAGATGATTTACCCTTTTTAACTTCACTGATTCTTCTTCTAGTTTCCTCAGAAACAGGTTTACCATACATTGGATTTTGATCACCCGAACAAGAATCACCCCACATTGGAATAGCATCTTCAGGAATACCATCATCTATAATAGGATGGTCTGGAATCCCTAAGGCTTCTGATAATTTTGGAAAATAAATATAGTTAGACATGACTTTTACCTCTATTAAAAGTTGTAGTTTAGGATTGGGAGAGTGTAACTAGCACTCTCCCTATCTGTATTTATACAACTACCTACCTCTTTTGACAGAGGTAAGAACTTGCAACTTTCGTTGCAACAGAGCGTTGTCATATTCCAGACGCCTTACATCCTTCTGAAGATTACCCATTCTCGACTTGAGATGAGCAACTTCTCGGATCAGATCTTCTGAAGTACGCTTTCCACCCTGTTTTTTAGTACTTCCTTGCATTTTGTCTCATTGAACTTAATGAAAGGTTGACATTTGCGAAGCATATCACGAATCCGTGGCCAAATCCACTGATCGTCTACTTCACGTTCTACATAATCTATCCAATTGAGAAAGTGATCTAATATGACAGCTGACTCAATATTCAATTTACCAGAATCAATCATCTTCACAATCGGAGGATGTTTAAATTTTGATTCTGATATAAACATTATACCAAAAGAATCGAAAATGTCAAGACATTTCTTCAAATCTTGGTCAAAAACTCTTGTAATGGATTGTTGGTTTTTCTTCCACTTATTATAATTTTCCAGTGCTTTATCACTAGTTAGCCATTTTGGATTAACCGAATCGCCAGATACAAAGTTAGAAACCAGAAAAGGTTCGAGCTCACCATTATATTTTTTACCAATTTTATGAAAAAAATATCGGTCACTCCTTCGCATAAACGATTCTTTAGAACAATTAACTGCACCATTATATTTGTAATAATCATACGAACCATTGTTGAAATGCAGTCTCAGTCCTAGATACATCTTGTATGCATCGTAGGCGTCTGTCATAGTGGTAATGAACTAGATTTTTGTAAGAAATTAAGATTTTCAGCTTCTACTTGAATCTTTTGTTTGAGTGCTTTATTTACTAATCTTCCCAAGGACTCTGGTTCTACATTATTGTCTTTGCAATATTCTAAACAAGCATCCATGTAGGAAAGATGTTTCTCTTGCACCATTTCTTCGATTAAAGTACTAAATTTGGTGGGCGTCAAAAATGATAATTCCATAATAAATTTGTTAAAGGTTAGGGGGGAGTCGTTCTGTTCCCAAGTCACTCCCCAAGTCGTTCAGACTGAACTCGGCTCTTAGGCAGCTAGTGCGTAAGAAGCGGATGTATAATCGTTGTTATTTGCGATTATGGTTTTTGAATCTCCTCAGTTCCTTCACTCCCAATCGAACTCTATTGCGGCCCCAACAAATAACCTTGCATATTTGAACCTCTGCTTCGGATTTTCAAGGTAAATTGGTGGAGCCGATGGGAATTGCACCCATGTCTTAAAAGTTATATAAACTGTATCATTGACTCAATATGTATTTATTATATAACACTATTTCACAAATGTCAAGTTTATTTTTCACCTTTTTTCATCTTTATATTAGTCTCAGTTTCCATTATACATTGAGGTAAAACCCCACTAGTAATAAAATCAAACTTCGCTTTTATTTCTGGATTTGGACTCTCTGCTTCATGAAACGGCATTGCGTGTCTGACTGCATCTATTACACATCCACAAACTGTTCGTATATCATCAGGCCACATACCAGCTGAGAGAGTTTGGTTCTGTTCTACAGTTTCCCAACATCCCTGAATAAATCCATAAAGATAGGTTGATGGATACCAGTAAGGTTTAGTTCCGTCTGGATGGGCATTAACGTGGTTCCAACCCCAAGCTATTAATGCAAGACATAACCAAATTTTTAATAATTTAAATCGCATTTTCTGGTTCTATTGTATTAAGCATTTTTAATCTCATCGCATCAGTTTCTTCGGCAGAACATTTAAAAGAGATTCCATATATCTCTTGTATTACATCTGGATTATTTGCGTTAGGCCCTGAAAATCTTTTCATATATTGCTCATAAGTATACTGTACCTTTAATACTTCTATAATACAACTTGCAACATTATATAAATTTATAGGTTGAAATCTCATTCTCAATTCTGGTTTCATTGCAAAAGTAACAAAATACATTGCTTTATGAAACTCTACCATGTTATCTGGCCAAGGTTCTATCTCTGGAACTTGTAAGGTAACTTCTTCAATGGATGCATTATCTGTAGGTTTTGGTAGTGTCGTTTGTTCTAAATTAGGTGTACACCCAAAGAATGCCAACGACACACCAATAATGAATATTTTTGTTATAGTGGTCATGCAGCCCTTTTTGACTTATGGTTGTTGTAATCCCGAATAGACTCTTTAAGTAATTCGGTATAATCATCCACTCTTTTAGTGAATGTTTGAGGTATTCCATCATCGGAAACTGCAAATATAATTAGTTGATCACATGGGATACCTGTACGCTCAGTAAACATCTTTGCGTAGGCTGTACCCTGTATAAAGTAATTCTCAATCCATTCTTCTCTTTTCGCACTATTGGATGTCTTGAAATCCACAACGGATATCTTTCCATCCCATTCGGCAATCATGTCTACTGCACCAGCCACTCCATACTCATCTGAGTACAGGTAATCTTCAATACAATATATCTTACCTATATGGTTCTCTAACTCTTGTATCGCTTCTAAGAACAAGAACCAAACGCCAGGATTCTTGGCTATTGCACTTGCTTTAAAATGATCTACATCTGTTATTTGATTCAAGAAGTATTGTTCCAGTAACTTGTGAAACTGAGTACCCCTTGTGGTAGATCGTTTGGTGATACGATTTGCTTCTGCATCACCTACACGTTTTCTCCACTCATATATGGCCTCTTTTCCTCTTATGGATAATATTGTCGTTATTGACGGATATGATTTTCCTTCTGTATTAACGTAATGTCTCTCTCCTGCAATATTCTGTCTACTTAATTCTGATATTTTTGGTATTTCTATATGCTCATATTGTTTTTGTATCACCTTATTAATCCTTCTTTGTATTCAACCCTACCGCCTGGTGGTTTCAATGCAGTCATTACTCTCTTACGATTCTCCATAAGATTGTAACTGCAATGAATCCAACCACTATTAGGGTCTTTTCCATTATAAAATTCCAAGATCAACTGGTCAAATTCCAGATTATCTACAATCCATTGTGCTAAATCTGGATTGGAAATACTGAAGCTTTCAAAATCAGCTGCTTGGCCGTGACAGTGTTGACTCTTATCAGAACCACCGACTGCCTTATTCAAATCTGGGCTCCGATAGCCCGAATTTACTGTAATAACTCCAAACTCATCTCGGCATGGTTGAAGAATATGAATCGCAAGATGAGTCATATTCACCAGATGCTCAAGATCCTTTGGAGTATTATCTATACCAGACCTTTCTGCTGTTGCAGATTTAGTCAACTCACGCAAACTGAAATTTCTGGATAGTCTCATTCTCCTGTCTCCTTCTTTTTGGTTTTTCTAGGTTTTTTAGGTTTCTTCTTTTTTGCAGTTTCTTTCTTTTCTTCTGCATTTGGCTTTCCAGCACCAGTTTTAGTATACCTACGTTTTGGTTTTTTCTTAACCTCTTCTTCTAGAACCTCATCCGTTGTTTCTGGTATTTTAGGTTCTGGTTTCTGTAACTCAGGTTTCTGTAACTCAGGTTTCAAATCACCCCAGAACCATTTCTTTAATTCATCAAACCAACTCATTCTGTATCTCCTAAGTGAGTATTATATTTTTGAACGATATATGACCTAACAAGTCCACTACGGACAATATCACCTATATCAAATTCACATGAATAAAATTCTTTCATTTCATTAATTATTTTCATAAAATTACCAAGACCTTCTTTTTCTTTCTCCTTGGTTAAATCAGTCTGGTCAAAGTCACCACAAAACATAATCTTAGAGTCTTGACCTACTCTTGTCATGATGGTATCAAGCTCATGAAAATTGAGATTCTGACACTCATCAACTATAATAATTGCATTGTCCAAAGTGATTCCTCTCAGGAACGATGTGGACAAAAACATTAAACTTCTTTGTTGTTTCAATCTGTCATAAAGAACATTGAATTGATCTTCAGTTGGCATCTTAAACATGAACCTTACCATATTGTCATAAGGAACTTGATACAATGCAGACTTATCTTCTTCATCTCCTGGCAGAAATCCAATCTCTCTAGTTGAGATCAAAGACCTTACCACATACACACAATTAAAAGGTGTCTTTGGATCTAATGCTTCTTTCAATGCACTATGAAAAGTAATAAATGTTTTTCCTGTTCCGGCTGATCCATATAGGAACAAACACTTACCTTTCTTATATTCCTTGAGAACTTCCGTTTGATTTTTGGTGATACCCTTGATATCAACCATATCCTCAAGTTTTATACTATGTTTTTTACTCATATATCTAAAGTACTGCCTGGGTTATTTTTCTTTATTTCTCTAAGAGTGTCTTTCCAACCATCAGAAGTTTGGCCTCTCCAACTACCTCTCATAGAAATCATAGAAGGAAATTGAGGAATAAGCTTGATATTTCCTTGTCCACAAATTTCACACAAAGTATCTACTGGAATTTCACGATCTACTATTCTATGAATCTCTTCAAATTCATTTTCACATTCACTACATTTATACTGGTAGGTTGGCATCTTCTGTTTTTTTAGTTGCAAATATTTTCACTATCTCATGCTCTATATCTTCAAGTTGAGTCCATCCCAACTTGGTTAAAGCTTCCCTGTTTTCAATAGAGTGTATATTATCAGTCACTCTACGAAAACAGTTATACAAATCTTCACTAGACCAACTGGCGACACATTCCTGTGCCACGTTGTGTCTATTTTGCATTTCATCTCTGGTTTCCTTATCGGATTTACCAAATAAATTCTCTAACATATATAGTCCTCATCTATAAAAAATGTGATCTCCTATTCTTCCAACTACTGGATAGACTTTTGACCATCTTGGGCTCACCTCATAGGTATGATAATACCTTGCACCTTCTGTAATATCCAAACCTTTGGCTTTAATGGTTTTATATTGTTCCATTGCTAAATCTGCAATGTTCTCTGATTCCAAATATGCTCGTTTGTTTTTTACATCGTCATTTTTTCCATCACAATACCAACTGAACTGGCATCTGTCACGTTTAGGATGACCACTAGGCCAATGAAGACCTTGGTAGACTACCTCACATATTGAATTTGGAAATTTTTTATCATACACTCTATTCAATGTTACCATTGCAACAGCAAACTGCCCTGCAAATGGTTCGTTTCTAGCCTCAAAATAGATATTTCTAGCGAGACATTCATGTTGTTTTGTTGCTTCCTGCGCTATAGATTCGTAAGTCCATTTTGGAACTCCATGATTGACACTTGCAAGACCTACTGGCTTTGCAAGGATCGTCAAAGAAAATAACAAAACAATGCTTATGAAAATATATTTCATATAACCTTGCTCGTTGTGATCCTCAATCTCTATAATAACGATAGGGAACATACTATAATTCACTTCGGCGGATCGTTAAACCGAAATACATTGCTAAATTGTGAGGGGGATTTTTACATTAGGACTAGGTTGCCGTCCTCACATCCCCGACTCTGGTTTTGCATTTTTGACTCCCTAAAAAAGACTGTGTTATATTTATATAACTTTATAGTCATCATCTAGTCCAAGACCTTCTTTGACAACTACACTAGACAGTCCTTTATATACTTGATGGAGTCGTTTATCCTTTACATTACAAAGTAATTCAGCTTCATCTTTATGAAGACCTTCTAATAATTGAACAAACATTTGTTCACGTTTCATAGATTGCAATGAATCCATTCCACCTTTAACATAATAATATAACTTATCACCTTCTGTTCTTAAACTAGTATGTTCAGTTCCTTCAGGTGCATCATTTTCAATGAATGGTGGTTTGCCGGGTGGTAGAGCTGATTCCACATTAGGATCAAAAGCCCAAATCAAAATCTGCCTTAAAGGTAAACAATCATGCTCCTTTAAGATCTTAACCTTTTGAGTTTTATTTTTTGCATTATTTACTTTCGTCAAAATTTCTGACAAAAGTGGAGTATAGGTTTTTACAGTAGGATCTATAAATCCTTGAGTTGTAGTCATTCCTATTTCTTGTTTAGCCATATTAAAAATCTCCTATGGTTTCAATTAAGTTATTAAGTCTCTTTTCTACAAAGAAGTTCAAAAGATTCTTGCGAGAACCTTCTGGTTTTTTATTATACTCTCTCCAAATAAGATCACATATATCTTTTGGAGTTTGTTTCAAATCAATCAACTTTTCATTTCTATGAAAATTTCTGATTTCTGTATCTGTTCTACCACTCAACTCGGCGTTATGTAGAACAAAATTATCTATGTATTTTCTAGTGATAGGTTTCTGTCTAACTCCATTTACTATGGAATCATCAGCTGATAAAATGTTAGGAATCCCATCACTCTTATCACCTTTCAAAATATGTTCAAACAAGTATCCATTAGGTTCTTCACCATTGACTAATTTCTTAGTAACAGGACTCCATTGTTGTATATTTTTATGATGTAACTGTATAAAATCCTTATCACTGGATATTATCATGGTTTTCTCTCCACCAGAAATCTGCCTAGAAAGATAACCTATAATATCGTCAGCTTCAGCCTTAGGTACTTGAATAAACTTATATGGAAATATGGTCTTGAGTTCTGTTTTGATTGTATCAAAACATTCAAAAATTTGTGACCAATTGAGAGGGGAGGCTGCTCTAGTCGTTTTTCTTCCTGCCTTATAAAGAGGAAAATACTCTCTACGCCAAGAGTTTACATCATCACAACAAATCACCAGTTCTCCATATTCTTCTACATAAGTAGTCCGATACATACGGAGACTATTCAGAACTGAATGTCTGACAAAATCAAGATCAGCTTCAGTCTGACCTTTTTCCATTGACATCATCGTAGATGCCATCATAATCTGAGATAAATCAATTAATATCATAATATTTTATATTATATAGGTTGGAGCGAGTGAAGAGGCTCGAACTCTCGACATCCACGTTGGCAACGTGGCTCTCTACCAACTGAGATACACTCGCATTGGAGCTGATGATAGGAATCGAACCTACGACCTGAAGCTTACAAGGCTACTGCTCTGCCAACTGAGCTACATCAGCGTATGTACCTTTATTGTGTCCTTTTGATGTAAGTTGTTGAGAATGACAATTTGGACATAACAATCTAACATTAGAAAGTTTATTATGAAACCGATTACCATCTATATGGTCAATTTCAAGAACCATAAAATCATCCTTCCACCATGTTCCCAATCCACATTCGGAACATTTATTATCTTTCAATTCCAAATACTTTTTTAATGAACGCTTATCAATAGTTGATTCTTCTTCAATTTGTTCAACCTTTAACGACCATCTATGATCAGCCTGACATTTATTGTTACAATATTTCATTGTAGTATTTCGTCTTTTTGGTATGTCTTTATCACACCATTGACAAATAGCAATATCTGGAAATGTAAACATAGTTTCTCCTAAATGTAGTCCATAAGTATTTATACAAATGGTCTACATCAGCCTGCAATTGGTTCTGGTGGTGGATCATCGAAATCATCAAACTCATCATTTCGTTCCATCCATTCATTGAATCCTAATACATCAAAATCTCCTTTAATAGCTGGTTGACCATCTGGGGTTTTAGTGTTTTCTAAAGATACAAAACGATCTGCAAAATCCTGTAAAGGATGATGAATATCCTTTTCATACTGGACTACAGACCTTATTACTTCACCCAAAAAAGATAACTGGGCTACAGTACCTTCATCAACAATATTCACACCATTTTGTTGTAGGTTTTTCAGGCATGAATACACCATTCCCTCTGCAAGTTGTTCACACCACGCAAAGTTTTCTCTAGTCTCTGCGGCTGATGTGTCAACTTTTGGGGGATTTTCAGGTTTGTAGTTACTAGGAAACTGTAGAACTTTGCCCATTGTCCATCTCCTTAGTCCATACGGCATGGAGATCTGGGTAAAAGACCCCTACAGTACGTTTGGGTGTGCCATCTGAATTATATGCCATGGCAATACACTTAGGAATAACAGTATGTTCCTCATGGAGTCCAGATTTAAGACCAATCCAATCACCTGTTCTCAGGTAATGTTCACAGTATCTTATGTATGCCTTTTTATTATCTGCACTATTCGCAGCCTTTTGTTTCTCTAAAGGTGGAGTCCTTAAACTCCTTGCAGTTTTATTGAATGCAGCTACCTGTTCTTTGGATTCTTTGATCCACTCCTTAACATTCTTAAATGAGTAATTGTCCTCATCTGGTAATGCGAGAACAGAAGAATGGATATTCTTATATTCTGCTGGTTTACGTTTAGCTCGTGCCCGTTCTAATTGGTCACGAAGTTGTTGTTTTCTTTCTTCACTGATTTTTCGCTTAATAGCCATCATCATTTTCAATTACAGGTTTAACCCATTCTATCAGATCATCGCCATTCCAAAGATAGAAGTACTTGTCCTTGAAATAAATTGGAACATTACATTCCAACTCATTTGCAACTTTTTGTGCTTCTAACTTTGCAATTGCATAGTTTCCGAATTTGTTTTTTTTAAACATAGTTTATTATATAATACAATTTCTCAAAAGTCAAGTCTTTTTTTCTATATCATGTTCACCAGGCAGGGGAATATAAGGAAGATCACCAGATCTTTCAGCTTTACGAATAGACCATTGCTGTTGGGAAATGTGTCTATCCTCTTTCATTGTGCGAACCATCGCACGAAGTCGTTTTAATTCTGCAACTAAGTAATAGATAACTTTATCGGGATCTTTCTCTTTCTTGAGTCTTTCAATAAGAGGGTCTATTTTTTTACTCATCGTAGCTCCAATAGGTTAAGTCAAACATATCACCATTTTGAAGAGTCTGATCACCAATATGAACTGACCCTTTACCAGTATATATGAACCAAGTTTCAAACTCAGGACCACCCATATATACCTTCTGGATGACCCCAAGCCCTTGGTCTTCTAATTCTTGAGATTGTTCTAAAGGAGATTTCACTTCAAACCCAACATAGTTAGGATACAATATATAATCGCAAAAGTCAAGTCAAAACGGCTGAGGTGTTTTTTGTCTCGGCAGTTCCTCACCCATCACTGCAAATTGGTTCCAGCCGTTCTGTTTTTAAATTGTACTTAACTCCGTATCTTTATGATTCATACTGTATGCAGTTAATCCAAATTCTGAAAGATCTATTCCCTGTGTTTCATCTTCCAAGGATACTCTTAATCCAACTACGAACTGGATTGTCTTCCAGACTATAAAACTTGAAATAAAAGTAAATGCACCAATTATCAATACTCCCATAATTTGTGTTAATAAGGATGCATCACCAAAAATTCCTACTGCTAGAGTACCCCAAACCCCTGCTACAAGATGAACTGATAAAGCCCCTACTGGATCATCTATCTTCACCTTGTCAAATAAAGGAATTGCAAGTGTACACAATATTCCACCAATTGCACCAATTACGATTGCAGTTGTGATTGTAGGATAATCGGGACCAGCAGTTATTGATACCAACCCTGCAAGTGCCCCATTCAAAACTAAAGTAAGATCAACTTTTTTATAAAGTAACTGTGTCATGAGAATGGTAATTACAACCCCTGCACACGCAGCCATATTTGTATTGAGGATCACGTTTGCGATTGCGTTTACATCAGCTTTGGTTCCCATTGCGAGTTGAGATCCACCATTAAAACCAAACCACCCAAACCAGAGAACGAAAGTTCCCAGAGTTGCAAGTGGTAGGTTTGATGGTGCAATGAGATTTGCTTTACCATCTTTACCATATTTACCTGTTCTTGCACCCAGAAGTATTATCCCTGCAAGTGCGGCCCATCCACCAACTGAATGAACAATTGTAGACCCTGCGAAATCAGAGAATCCCATCTCAGATAGAAAACCACCACCCCATGTCCAAGACCCTTGAACTGGATAGATAACTCCTGCAAGTATGGCCACGAAAATCATAAATGGCCAGAACTTCATTCGTTCTGCGATTGTTCCTGAAATGATTGAAGCTGCTGTTGCAACAAAGACTACTTGAAAAAAGAAATCCGATGCACCTGAATGATCCCCATCAGAGATCAATCCATACATCAGAAAATAACCCGACACAAAGAATGCCAGACAACTGATTGAGTACAGACTAATATTCTTTGTTAGAATAGAGACTGTATTTTTTGTTCTTACCATTCCTGCTTCTAACATGGAAAACCCTGCGGCCATGAAGAAGACTAATACTCCTGAAAATAAAAGCAGGAAGGTATTGAAAATATAAGTTGTTTCCATAATACCTCCATAAAGGGAACTTCCTTCCCTCTATTATATAGGTATTAAAAACGAGATACGAATCTTGCGATTTGGTGAGCAAATGGAAGAAGTGTAACGGCCATTAATAGATTCACCCCTGTATGAACCATTGCAATATGTCTGGTAATACCTGTAGGCATTCCCTCAGATACGAGAAGACCTGCAAGCCAGATGGTTCCTGTAGTGCCGATGTTGGCACCAAGAACTGCACCAATCGCAGCTGGAAGAGGTAATGCACCACCGGCAACTAAACCAATGATTGCGGTTGTTGATAGTGATGAAGATTGCCACAAGAGGGTCATAATAATCCCCCCAAAAAACATATAGATAGGATTACCAAGAAACCATTGTAGGTGATCTATATTCCCCATAGCTTTCATTCCACCAGAGAACATTTTAAGACCAATATAGAACACAACCAGACCAATTAATGTCTGGATGATAGGATTATTAAACTCCATATTTTGAACCTTCTTGATGAGTTTTGCCTTCTTTGACACTTTCATAATGTCTTGATATAGGTATGAATCCAAAAAGAATCTATTACATCTGAAAGTGGATTAGACTCTGGAAGACAATCCATTTCCTCTGCAAGTTCTATACCTGTCAGTTCAACGAATGAACAATACATATCCGTTTTAGATGCATTTCCTTTTCCAGTTGCGTGTTTTTTTATTTGGGATGGAGTTGGCATACAGGGATGTATGTCAGCTTTAAAGAGTTTGTGTTTCAGTAATCCAGTGTTCTCACCAATATGAAACACTTTACCCTTTGATGCAAAGGAATATCCTTCAAGGATAACATCTACAGTACCTTCTGGTGGGACTAGGCCTAAAATCCAATTTGATATATAATCAAACCTGAACTCATCTGATGGCCATGTCCCGAAATGGTATCCTATAATCTTATCATCCAGATAAGATTGTGCAAATTTCCTAATGGGTGTTAAGTATCGTATTTTACAACCTGTAAAGGTTCCATCACCAATACAGATTGCAGGGGATGTCATGCTATAATCAATCCCAACTCTCGTCATCATCATATTCTTCCATTTCAATATTATCACTTCCACAAAATGAGCAGAAGTTTATATCATATCTAGAAGTATTTAGATGATGTTTTATCTCATAAGTTGCATTACATTCATGACACTCTATTTCATATACAATCATGCCGCTATTGGTAGATCAACCACTTCACATTGACCAGCTGAACAAGCAAGTTCTTGTGACGCTACAGTGAAATCTTTCTGTTCGTAATCAGAAAGTTTATTCCAATCTACATTTTTTGGCATTTGGTTTAGTGTTTCTTCATACTCTTTCTCCGTACAGTCTTGATACGGAGCTTGTTTGTAAGTATGATCACTAAAGGGTAAAAATGAAATCCCACTGATTTCGTCAAAATTTTCGTATACCCATGATGCTGTACTCACCCATTCATCTTCTTTGACAGAAATTGTCACTGAGGGTTTATGTTCACACCAATTCTGAGCATACACTTTCCATAGTTCAAGTTGCTCCAATGCAGTCATATCTGTCCTACATATAGCCTCACTAGGAGACTTCATAGGAAAGGAAAATACTGTAGTATGGTTTGGTTTAGTTATATCTGGTTCATTTGGAAAACCAGCATCCTTCATGAACTTAGTGAGAGGATCTTTATTATCTCCTCTCACTGTCCTTATATAGTATGGATTGTGTCGTGCATGAATTCCAGAAGCACTATCGACAAGTTGTGAAACTGTCCCAGAGGGTTTAACGCAAGTAATAGCTGCTGATTGTGGGATTCCTAATCTATCTGACCATTCCTTGTTCGTTTTGATACACTCATCTTTTAACTCTCGTAATCGTCCATCCAATCCTGAATTACTTCCGTTTGTATCGGGATTATCCATGATTCCTGTGAGGCTGACTCCAAGCAATCGCTCATCGCTACAATTTCGTTTCCACTCTCCTGTGAGGTATTTGAAATTAGTGAGGGTTGACTGCCAGGTTCCAAGGATAGTTGCAAGTCTGACTTTCTTTTTAAGAGATTTAGAATCGTCCCATCCTCTGATAACGCATTCTGTAAGGTTGCAGAACTCTCTGGATCGAAGAATGATTTCACTGCAAGGATTTGTGCCGAAATCGTCCCTGGCATCACGGCGAATAATGTTGTTGCCATCTTTGTCCTTTTTTTGATTTAATCTTTCTGTTGTCCGTTTGGCAGACATACTATTGTAAATACCTCTTTCACCCGATTTGGAATCATAAAGGGAGAGCCACTCTCGCATGAAAGTTCCAACATCTGGTTTTTCTTTATAGTTGACTGAGTTATTGGCGAGTGCTCGTTGCACATTTGTCTCCCACCAGTTTCCAGACTTGGCGTATCGCATTTCCCGATCCCCCAAGTTACTAAGGCTGATAAGAGCAGAACGCCTGACGCCACCGACCACGACAATCTCTGCGATTTTGCAAACCAAGTCATGGGCTTCCACCGATTTGAGTTTTCTTCCGGCTGCATTTCTGAAAATATTTACTGAAAATTTGAATAGATCTTCTAGTGGTTCTGGACCCGATGCCCGACCACCGAAAGTTTTGAGGGGAGATCCTGCTGGTCTAACTTTGGATGTGTCCCATGATGGAACTTGACCCATCCACAACATCCCATAGAGTTCCTTGAGAGCCTTTGCCCATCCTAATTTGGAATCTCTGACAACAATAGTTGTTTCGGTATCATAAAAATCCTCTGCAACTACTGGTAATTTATTTACATATTCTTCTTCAACTGAAAATCCTACACCTGTACCATTCATTAATATGTATAATATTTCATCAAATGATCTAGGAGAGTCCACTTTCACATAAGAGCAATTATACCCTGCAACATTTTCTCGTTTAAGTGCCTCTCCAGCTGTCATTAAACATCGCATACTCGGCATAATATCTAAATTTACTACTGCTTCCCTTATTTCCTTTATTTCTTTATCTTTTACCTCATAATCACAATATTCTTTTAAATGTTCTTTGAAAAAATTAAAATATCTGTCTACTGTCTCTTCCCAAGTTTCTCTACGAGTCTTGGTGTAATCCCATCGTGCGTATCTTGATAGGTGTATAAATGATTGGTACTCTGTAGGTAAGTTCATGTCCTTTTCCATTCGTTAATCTCTAGGTAAGCTTGCAGTCCACTAAAGGTTCGGGTTCGGACAAAACCTTCTATATCATGGTATCCTGCAAGAACCATGTCGTTAATATCTTTATGATCCAAATCACTTGGCCATACTACAACATTATATCCCTTATCGACTGATTTGAACATTCGATCTACTGTCTGATGATTCCTTGGTTCGTTATCGTATATTGCCGTAGTAATACTAGGCTCAGAATTAACAAGATCCAAATCGGCACCAGCAACTGCCAAACAGTTATCTATGAAGAGAGAATCTAATGGACCTTCAACAATATAGACATGAGAATCGAAATCAACTCTGTCAAGGCCATAGATCTTCTCTTTGTTTTCTTCTAATTTTAAGGTGATATATCTTGGTTGTTCCTTACCGAAGGCCCGACCTTGGTAAGCGAACATTTTTCCAGACTTGTCAAAGAAGGGAATAACGAGTCGTGGATAATCTATATTTATACTTTGAAATTTCTCAGGAAACATTGTCTTAGACCACTCGTAGAATTTATCTGCGAGATACAGTTTATCCCAATGTTTCTCAGGAATTTTCCTGTGTTCTATATATGCAAAAGCAGGATGGTCTTGAATCTTATCAAACCTATGAAGCTTGTTCAACGGATCTTGAAACTTAGGCTTCTCAAATTTGAAAGGAACCTTATCTGGAATCGGAGTGTTCCTCTGAGTTTCATTGTTCTTATACTTCTCAACTAGATACTCTGCATGAAGCATTGGATCTAGGGATTTGAGGAAGTTATTGAACGTGTGGCCTGCACCACAATTATGACACTTATAGAAGAAGGAGTTCTTCTTCTTGTAAATGTATCCTCTAGCTTTATCTTTTTTCTTGTGGGAATCTCCACATATTGGACATCGAAAGTTCCAAAGATTGTCTCTGACTTTTTTGAACCTCTCGACCCTTGATGTACATAGATTTATGTACTTCTGGTCAACATAACTCATAATATAAAAGGAATGTTACTGTAGCGCCCCAAATGTTTGGAGTGCTGTCATTACGAAAGTAAGGGCTATAAGAATACCCCCAGCTGTCCATTTCCACTTCTCTAGACCGCTTATTTCTTGATTATTTTCTTCTAGTTTACTATACAATTTCTCAAAAGTCAAGTTAATTTCTTGATTTATTTCTCTTTGCATGGTAGTCATCCTAGAATGAACTTCTTTGAAGTCTTCTCTATTTTGATTAACGTGTTCGACAAAATCATTGGAAATTTGCTTGATCTGAGTCTTTAGTACTTCAACATCTGCTTCTACACTCATTTTACACTTTTAAACGCAAAGGATGACATAGCCATAAACCCTTGTTTGTTTTTATTGATCATATCCTTGAATTTCATTTGATTGTCTTTGTTCAAGGCATCATATACCTTCACCATTGCACTTGCAGTAAATCCATCTACTGTGGCTGTTTTACCATCTTGAAATTTTACTTTTTGAAATTGTTTTCTTTTTACAATATTTCTAAGAATATCGAGAACATCTTCATTTAACTGAGAGAACTCATTATTATTTCTAAGAACCTGTTCTTTTACTCTTGACAGTTTACCCCACTGTCCACCACCACTTCGGTTGTATCGAATACCCCTGACGGCTCCAGTTGTTGCATTTTGAAGAACAATTACTCCTTTATGATTTCGTCTAGCCCAATCATAAATTTTCTTCTGCGATTCATCTCCTAGATCTAAATATTTCGACCATCTCTCAAACTTGGTTTTTCCGTTTCTGAATTTATTGAAACAGTCATCAGTTACTTTAAAGGTTTCATACTTACGAGCTTCTTTGATCTTTTTCTTTTTAGGTCTTCCAGTTGGATTCATATCTATATCTGAACCAGTGCTCATCATCTCTTCATCTTTTTTCTTATCCTTTTTCTCTTTCTTTTTCTTATCTATAACCTGTTTTGCAACAATTGCAGCTGGACCCCATTCTTCAATTTCACTACTCTCATTTTTTGCACCAAATGCAAAATCTAAATCAGTACTCTTACATTTTGGACATTTGGTTTTTCCATATTCTAATGTTTTAAGTTTAGCTCTAAATTTTTTACCACATTCTTGACATTCCATTCCTGCTGTCAGGTGGTCTTCTACGATAATTTCTATCATCTTATGTCCTCCAAAGAAACATATATTTTCTTATTACTTTTTTGGTGTACTACAGGAAAGATATCAACCCCAAGAACTCTATCACTTGGTGGTGTATCTTCATGAGCTACTACTGCATCTCCCTTTTGTGCATCTATTTCATCGTCATCAGCAGTTACTTGATCTTTGAGTTTATACTCTCCTGCTGGTAACATAGTTCCAAACCCCAAAACTTCTTCAGCAATATTTGCATCAAAGTTGACCATATTATTTTCCATCAAGTATTTTGTTACTTGAGGTTCTGGTATTTTTATCTTATAGTGTTCTTTCAGTAAAAATAATGCAGTTGCATAAGTTCCTAACTGAGTCCTAACTAAAGGAATCTTACCCATTATTCTCTTGAAGTTGAAAACCATCCTATGCAAGAGAGTAAAGGAACTTTTTTCGTCAGAAGACTCTGCTTTTTTCTTAGTCCTCTTACCATCACTATCTATAAGACCGAGCTTAAAGGCTTCTTGTTTTTCCCAAGGAGTTACCAGAAGTTTTAAAAACCTGTAGGTAACGAATAGGTCTATTGCTCTGTTTTCAGTTAAAAGTCTTTGACTCATATTTCTGCCAGTTGTTGTTCTACTACAGGATCAACCTCAATATACTTGAGATCTTGTTCAGGCATGATACTCAAAAACTTTAAGAATGCTTTAAGTGCAGGCCAATATTCTGGTTCTATCTTAAAGAATAATAAAGTTGATGCCGCTTCTGCACCGAACAAATTATTCAGTATGATGATATGATTTAATAGAAGTCGCTCTTTAAGTATACCAGAATCTTTATACTTACGAAAAAGTCTCTTGATATACTTAAATCGTTTCATATCATCATAAAACTCATTAATACCTTCACAAGACGGATTATTATAATGTTTTATTGCATACATTACAACATTATCTTTAGTCAATTTTTCAAACATGGAAGTTTATTCCATAGAATCCATATTCCTTACAACTTCTGCATTAACGATGGATTTTCCAGTTCCAGTAGGAGTTACAGTAACCATCAGAGAAAGACCACCCTCAATATGTTTTGAGATTCCGTCATCCTCTTTGAACTCTCCGTATGGATTTTCATCATGACTACATTCAAATGCTCCGGCTCCGTATTTTAATGGGAATGAAGTAGTTCCATCCACATCTAATCCAGCCATATCAAACTCGTATCCAAGTTTACTGATATTCTCTTTCATTCGTGAAAGTGCTAATTTAGGATTCATGACTTCATGTTCACCAATCTGACCAACATAAGAATTCAATGCCTCAATAGCATTAGGTGCAGAGGGCATGGCTTCTTGGTCATCCCAAACCTGTTGATATTGAGGAGCACCTTTTCCGAAAAATCCTTCTTTTATATGTTCTTTAAAGCTTTTCATCGATTGTTTCCTGTTCTTCTAATTGAGACAGGAAATGGTCACATTGTTGATCTGCACCCGAAAGTGCATTCAGATTGTTGACCAGTTCTTGTCGTTTTGCATCCAACTGAGAGATTGTCTCTCTCAGTTTTTGGATGTCTTCTTGTATAGCGGTCTTCCGCTCGTTTATCGATTCAACTGTAATCATATTGTCTCCATTATATAAGGTTAATTAAATTATCCTACATTTTTCTGAGCAAGGTTGACCCATTTACTAGAACCAGACTCATATATACCAATCCAACTATCTCCGTCATCTTGCATAGTAAATGCCAAGTCACCAGCTCGATTTGTATCGGAAATAGTAATTGTAGCTCCACCAGTATCAGCATCAATGTATATGATCTTAATTTGTCCATCTACACATCCAGTAGTAGGAAGTTCATATGTTACATTAGTTCCATCATTAACATTAATTTTATGTACAGTTTTATATGCAGATAATGTAACCGAAGCATTTGATCCTGTAGTTTGTAGATCTTCTACACCAGAAAATGCAATGTTTCCTTGGAATTGTGCAGAGTGTTTATCTGCGGCTGCATTTGGACCAGCAGCGACCTGAACACAATAGTTTCCATCCAATACAGCAGTTCCTAATCCAGCTGCATTAAATGATGCATCTGAAAATAAAACTGGATCATTAGCAGAGGAATCCCAATCATCTCCCTTGACACAGAAATCTTGGTTTCCTGCATCACCATTGATGAACACAATACCAGGCCCTGCATCACCAGTAACATAATCAGACTCCACATAAATTGCTTTTGCTGATTGTGCTGACTTTACTGTAAAGTCTATATGGCGACTCTGATCATTATTGATTACAACTTCACTTTGAATGCTACTGGTTAGTGTAGCATTTGAACCTGTAGTGACTGCAATGGCACTATTTGTAGTTGCAGTTGAACCAATTTCAAATGTCTTACTCACTCCGTAGATATGAGTATCAGTATTTACATTACTGAATAATTCTGCTATAGTAATCTTTTTGTTTACTGGAGCCGCACTGTAATCAATAATGTGCAACAAATCGGCTGCAGAATCTTTTGTTGTGGCAGTTAATGCCGTTAAAGCTGTTATTTTTTTATCAGCCATAATTCTCCTTTAAAATTAATATGAACCCCCCATGTTTCAGGGGGGAATGTTACTCTAGGGACTCTAGATCAATTATGATGCCGTAACTGTAATACCATCAGCTTGCAGAATACCTATAGCTGCAGTATGTGTAATGGTAGAAGCATCGTCAGTACCTTTATCTTTAATAGAACCTCCTGCTAAGTTTACCGAATTTGCACCAACGAATAATACGTTAGTAGCCAAACATTCACCAGCAGACCATCCTGTATCAGTAAATACTAATTCATTTGTTCCTGTGCCTGAAGCATAAGGACAAGTGAGATGAGCGGCAGTTGATGTTCCTTGACCACTATTAGTTACTGTAACTGTTGGAGCTCCTGTTACATCTACTTCCTCATTAAATCTCACACGAACTGAAAATGCGGCTGGGGTGTCAGCTGCAACAGCAGTTGTGATAAATTCTACTTCTGTAATATCTGCAAGTCCAAGACCAGAAGATGGAGCTGCATCAGTACCAGCAAGGTTCTTGAATGCAACTAAAATCTCTGGAGCGGCAGATGTATTACTATTACCAGATAATCCTGGCTCTGCAACCCACCCTTGAGCGGTTGCATATACTTGTTTTTGCTGATCAGCTGTCAACCATTGAGGTTTGGTTTCATTAGCGTCAGTTCCTCCCCATAATGCCATGGTGATTCTCCTTTGTAAATTGTTGTTAATATTTATGCAAAACCGATTTCTTTCAGTCTCGCAATAGTTCTTTCTACACTAGTATGGTGTATTCCAATCCCCCCTTTAGATTCCCATTCTCTAATATTCTTTTCATGATCATCTATAAGGATATTCGAGGCTTGTGTTCTACCATCCCTTGCAAATCGTTGTTTGTCTGATCGCATGACCAGATTAATTCTACCCCTTGGTAGTTTTTCTACATTCTTTTTTAACCATCCTTCCTTTCCCTTAGCAGAATTAGGTTCAGATTTTGCGTATGCAGACATAATACTAGGTTTGTAGGGCTTCAGAAAATTCCAGAGTTTCTTAGAACCAGGCATCCACTCTAGATCTTTCCAAAAATCTTTAGTGTCAGAAATCTTATCCCATCTTTCGGGCCGTTGAACATCTGACAACTGTTTTCCGTGAACCTTGAATGCACCTTTCTCAAGATTCACTATTACACCATCCATGTCCAAATAGACATGAGGTAGTGTTTCCTTTATTTTATATTCGTTTAAAAAATAAGTTAGAGTTTTCAATCGTTCTCTTTTGGATTAATAACTGCTTTGTTTTGAGGCTTCCCTGTCATTGTCTTTTTTCCATCAACTGGTGGTGGTGACATATCCACCTTTTTAGCTTCAGCCCAAAGATTAACATGACGCTCCATTTGAAGAACTTTCATGTATTTGTTCATTGTTTCGGCTTCATCCCAATCGGATTTCCTCATTTCTTCACCCATCATTTTTTCAAGTTCGGTTTTATCCTTTGCATCTAATTCGGATTCTTTACTTTTCATTACTCCATATCTCTTCAAAAACGCCTTAGTCACTTTATCAATTTTCTTTTTATTAGGTTTATCACCCTTTTGAATTTTACCACCCTTTGCTAAGAAGGCTTTGATTTCTGTTTCAAACTCAGATTTTACTTCAGTAATTTCCTCAGTCATTTTTCCCTTTCTCTTTATTATATTGCCACCATGCAGTAGCGTATACACGTTTAAGATTATCCGGCCACTTCTTCTTGAGTGCCTTGACTACTTTCTCCTTCCCTGGCGGAGCAACTTCTGGTATCTTTTCATCCATCAAGTTCATGTAGGTAGATAACATTGAACTGTAAGACTGTATTTTTAATGGATTCAAACCAGCCTGAATTAACTTGTTCCAAATTGCATCTGCAACATTCATTGGTAGTTTAAACTTAACTGCTAACTTTTGTACAGACTCCTTTGTAGTCTTAACTTTTTCGCCAGGGGTCAATTTTTTCAAATATCTATCAAACTCAGGTGTACCCCATTCGTAAGCTTCTCTTCGATATTTTTCCCAGAGATTTCTATTTTTTAGAAAATCAACTGCTTCTGGTAATTTGTTCTTTCGTTTCTCAGTTGTTTCTAAGTCTTCTAACCACACCTTATGTAAGGAAAAGTCCTCTTGCACTATTGTAACGTAGTTGGTTCCACGTTTAACAACCTCTCCTATGATACCTGTTTTCTTATCTTTTACCCACTCACCAATCTCATAAATCATATTCTGAAAATATTGTTCTCTCACCCATTCCATGTTGTCCATTTCTGATACAGGTTTGAAGGACTTAATCTCCCTTGCAATTCCCATACCCTTACGAACATCATTGAATAATTGAGAACAATCATATCCTTCTGGGCAACCCAATTTGAAGGATTCATAATCCCCGCTACCAGCTGCAGCTCGCATTTTAGAAGCAGACATTCCTGAAACACCTTCTGCATCTGGATCACGATCTCCGGCACTAACTACTTCAATGGTTTTATAATCATACTTACCATGTCTTGCATCCACACCATTATAAGCAGACAATAACTTATTAAATTCATTGACCCGATCACTACCGACAACCATGACCAAATGATCATAATTATCCAAATGAACAGCCACATCAATTGCAGTTCGTAGACCAGAAGTTGGTTTATGTCCTCTCATCTCAGTTGGAAACATCTCTTTGAGATACCTCATCTTTTGAAGATGGGTTAAAGGATTCTTCTTTTTATCCTGAGAGAAACTACCAAAAATATGAGCATCTCCACCTTTTTTTCTTGCGACTTGTTGCACCTTCTGCAACAACTTCTGATGGCCTATCGTAGGTGGATTAAACCGACCAAAGGTAAAAACGGCGGTTCTCTCCTTTGCTTCTACAAATTGAGTAAATCGTTTCATTTACTATTCCTTGGCTCTTTTGGCCTTCACCTTAGCATTATGAGCTTGTGCTAATTTCTTAGCGACCAAATTGGGATCTTTAGCTCCAAACATAGATTTCATTACTTTAGGAATCATCTTATCAATCTTCACTTTATTAGCCACTCTCCATTTAGATAATTCTGGACCAGATTTGCCAGGATCTCCTGTTTTTTTCAATAAGGCTTTCTCAGCACCAGATCTTACCCTATTCGTAACTTGATCTTTAAAATCTGAAGCTGACTTCATTTTTTTAGCACTAATTCTTCTTTTTACCTTACCTTTTAAGGCCGCTTTCCTACCTCTTAACTTGGCAGCTGCATAATTTTCTACTTCTGAAACTAAATCTTTAAAAGTTATCATTGTTCCTCTTAATAATGGGGATTACCTTTTTTCTTTTTCTCTTTCATCATGGTTCTCACCTTGTCTAAAAGAGTCTCATTCTGAGGTTCTTTTGCTTTCTTTTTCACACCATAAGAGGTATCTTTGGTTTCATTTTCAGATTCTTTTTGAACCTGTTCTTCATGATCTGCAACATGAGCGTCATCAAGATCTTTGAAACAAGCTTTCTTTTCCTCTTCTGTCTCACATTCAGCACAAGCTTTTACCCCATACTTCTTCAGAACAGCATCACGTTTCTTTGCATATTCTTTATCATCACCTTGTGTTCCAGGCTCACTCTTATCAGAGTCTTCCTTTTTCACTTTACCTTCCATGACCTGTTTAATGGTTTCATTGATATCCATGTTTTCCTTTTCTGTTTCCTCAATGTACATATTGAGTTCAAATTTTTTGTTATCTAAGTTCGCAACTTGAATGTGAACTTTCTTTTTCTTGTCTGTTCCCAAGATATATCGGTTGGTTTTCCCAGCTGATGGTTTCTTAGGTCCAGTTGCAACTTTGTTGTCGATCTCTTCTGGATCTACTGTGAATCCTTTTTTCTTCGCATGAGCGTATGCGTGTTGCATTGCAGATGAGAAGTCTTTGTGATAAAGTTCATAGTCTGAACCTTTTTTCTCTTCAATGGATTCTTCACACTCACCACAATGTTCTTCAAGTTCAACTTCTTCTTTCATTCCAAAATTATCAAGTTTTCGACCAAACTTTTTTGCACCCTCAAGAGATGGATGTGATCCCCAACTCTTAACAGGTTTCCCATTTTTATCTACTACCAACATGAGAAATGGGTCTTGTTTTCCTGCACCTTTGGATTCTCGTTTTACCACTACGAATATATGTTTCCCTAAATTCTGAGAGTGTTCTGCTGATTTGATATCAACCTTCTCTTTTGGTACTGGGAAATCACCTGTTCCAGCTTCTTTGACTTCTTCCTCTTTACACACACAAGGATCTTTCCCACAATCGGGACATTTTTCCTCTACGATGTCTGGTGTAACTCCGTCCACAAAATCGACTTTGCGAACTCCTGTTTGTTCTCTAACTTCTTGGACTGCTTCGGTCCAACTTTTTAATAATCCCATGTGACTCCTATTTGTCCCAATTTTTAATGGCGGTGAAATTGTTATACGAAAACTCCAACCGATCTACTAGTTTGACAGCTCTCTGATTACTGTCTGCGACAACATACCCCTCTGGTGTTGTAACTTTAAATCCGTCTTTTGTCTTTATGAATGTTCCTATTCCTAATTGTTTTATACTGTTTAACTTTTTTAATATCTTATTTTTTGCACTTACTATATTCATCATAAAGTCAGAAACGGCTACCATGTTTGAGGTATGTCGCCGCAATTCCTTAAAAAACTCTTCTTTACGTTGTGTCCACTGTTGTCTGGACTTTTCAGATTTCTTTGTTGAAGTTATTTTCAGAAATGCATCATGAACAAACCGAAAATAATCTGCAATCATTTTCCTTGAATTTTTGACCACATTCCCTCTTATCAGAGAATTTTGGTATGTTTTCCATTGTGCAGATGGTGGTAAATTTGATTGAAGTGTATCCCACTCTTTAATTCTACCAGAGTTAATTCTTCGGAATACCTTCCCAGCTTCAGACAAGTCTTTAGTTACTGCAACTGTCTCTGCACCTGTAAATTTTGCTGTTCCAGATAGGTCTTTATAACTTGCATCTGTATGCCATATTGAAAATACATTCTTGAGAGGTTGAACATCCCCAAATGAGGCTGTCATACCTTCCAAAGTATCCCCTGAGTATGTTGTGTGCCAGACAATACCTATCTTAGACTTTCCTACTTTCTTTCCAACATCAGAATCTTTTGGAACCGCATACACAATCGTATTTGGTTGAAATGTCCAATGATCGTCTATATTAGATTCTAAAGTTGATTTAATATATAGGAGATCTCCTTGTAAAACACCCTTGATTCCCAACTTTGGGAACTCTGCAAGAGCTGTTTTAAATACTTCTCCTAGATATCCCCCAACATCAATGTCAGAACTTTTCTTGTAAAGAATCGGGTCTTTGTTAAAAACTGATTTCTTCGCAACAAAAAACTGACCATCTGAAGGATCTGTCCCTGCAAATATCGCAGGAGCTCCATCCCATTTTACAGTCATGTTGACTGA